TGGCAAAATAAATAACCAAGAGGTTATGGATGAGGTAAAAAGAGTAATGGAATCTAAACAACTTAATCATGAGTTTTCAAGGTAAATCGAAAAGGCATTACGATGCCGCAGAGTTCATGGCTTTCATAGGGGTCATTGGCGCAGGAGTAAGTATAATAGGATATATTATATTTGCTTTTATAATGATTGGATGTTCAGCTCCAGATATTATAGAACCAGTAAGCGTAACAAAGCTTACCAAAGTTTACACGATTCATGTACAACCTACTGGAAGTGTTTTAAATCCTAAATACTTACCTAAATTAAAATGAGAGATTTAACATTTAACGAATGGCAAGAGAACTTGTCCAAGCAATTAGAACTTAATTATAAAAAACTAAACTTAATAAAAAATGAGAAGCTTCAAACAATATCACGAAGAGAACAGAGAAATTTACGAGGAGTTCAAAAAGTACGCGTTTCAGCTAATAAATAGAGGCTACAAGCGTATCGGGTCAAAGCAAATATTTGAGGTCATTAGATGGCATTCAATGGTGTCTGGTAATGACAAGTACAAAGTGAACAACAATTTTACGGCAGACTATGCTAGAAAGTTTGAGAAAGATTTTCCCGATCATTTCGGAATTTTCTCTAAAAGACTTTGTAAATCTGACAATTAGTTTTATATTGCAATCGTAATCGCCTCACTACATTATAGCGATTTAAAGAATTAAGTGCCTTGTATTGATATTGGAAGTAGTGAGCCAATTGATTTATGAGGCATTTTTATTTTAAAATATTATCATGGAAGTTAACTTATTTGTAAGAACAATTGACGGTCGTAGTCCAAACAAATCGGCATATTATTTTGCACTTGGTAGAATCTATTTAGATTTAGCTCGCAAAAATTTAAATACAGAATTTGAATTTAATTTAAATGAAACTGATTTTTTAGTAACTCTCGATTCTTACGATTTAATCGAAGCTAAAATCTCATTTACAATTGAGTGCTAATGGATATTTATTCACTATCTCGTAACTACTGGGATTACTCTTTTGAGAACCCAGATAAGTTAAAACCAAATCATGCAGCGATTTATTTCTTTGCTATTGAGCATTGCAATAGATTAGGATGGAAGGATAAGTTTGGCTTACCTACTACTATGGTAATGGAAGCAGTAGGTATTAAAAACTACAAAACTTACCATTCTGCTTTATTAGATTTAGTAGAAATTGGTTTTATCAAGTTGGTAGAAAAATCAAAAAATCAGTACTCTGCGAATGTAATTGCTCTAGTAAATTTTACCAAAGCAAACACCAAAGCACTTGGCAAAGCATTGTCGAAGCACGACACAAAGCACATACCAAAGCAAGTCCAAAGCACTGCTAGTATAGATATACTTGTTTACTTTAATACTATTTTACCTAATTACCAATATAGTGATTTTAGGATTGAAGAAATAAAAAAATGGATTTCTTATAAAATAGAAAAGAAAGAAAAATATACTAAATTGGGATTCGAAGCTTTCCTTAAAAAATGGGAACAATGCGATGACCAAGAATTTTCTGAAATGATTTCTTCGGCTATGGCTGGAAACTGGAAAGGATTATTTAAACCTAAAAAAGAATATAATGGAAATTCAAACGACAAACCAAAGGGAACTAGCCACGACAGAATGGAAGCCCTCAGAAATTGGTAAAGGTCTAGGCATCCAAATACTTTCAGCGCAAAATGGTTTAGCAATCAGAAAGCAAAACGAAGAAGACCTAAAGCAAGTGCTTCGCTATGTCATGATCCTTGTTGGACTACGGGGAAACAACCTACCAACAGACGAAGAAAAGCTAGTCTTAATTAATTTTATAAAGACAAATTTTGCAAATCAAACAATTGCAGAAATTAAGTTAGCTTTTGAACTTGCAGTTGCTGGAAGATTTACGGTAGATGTAAAGACTTACGAGAACTTTTCTTGCGAATATTTTGCTAGAATTATAAACGCTTACTTAGATTATGCAAGAACTGAAACAAGAGCAATACCAAAACAAGAAGAACCAGCCAAACCTAAGCCAACAGATAGCGTTTTAAAAGCCCAATGTATTCAAACTGCAAATATGTACGCAGATGAAATTAGAAAGGCTCAGGAGGCAAGGAAAGAGTTTGTCTGGATAGCTGGAGGATTGCATATTCTCTATGATTACCTAAGCGAGTTTGGCATTTACACAACTCCGGTAGAAGACAAGCTAAGGATTGCAGAGAAGTTTAAGCATTTGCAAGGCGAAGAGTTTAAGGTAGCTTGCAAAACTAAGGCTTACAAAGAGTTTATTAATGATCTAGTTAACTTTGAATCAGAGATTGATAAGGACGGAAAAATTAAACCAATAGAATCATGAATGTACTAAGCCTATTTGATGGAATGTCTTGCGGACAACAAGCACTAGAAAGAGCTAGAATAAAAGTAGATAATTATTACGCTTCTGAAATTGATAAGTATGCTATTACAGTCACAATGGCAAACTATCCAAATACTACACAACTTGGTTCTGTTGTAAATGTAGATGGCTACTCCCTACCAAAAATTGACATACTAATTGGAGGATCGCCTTGCCAATCATTTAGTTTTGCAGGAAAGCGTAAAGGTATGAGTACAAAGGACGAATAAGAAATTTTAACTCTTGATCATTACTTGGAACTTAAAGCAGAAGGATTTGAATTTGAAGGACAATCTTATTTATTTTGGGAGTACATGAGATTACTTAACGAAGTAAAGCCAAAGTATTTCTTACTTGAGAATGTAATGATGGGAGAAAAATGGGAAAAGATTTTATCTAAAGCAATTGGAGTTAAGCCAATAATGATTAATTCTTCTTTGGTATCAGCTCAGAATCGTCAACGATTATATTGGACGAATATAGGATTAAAACCACAAGGTTTATTTGGAGATTTAGAAACTACAATTCAGCAACCAAAAGATAAAGGCATTTTATTAAAAGATATTTTACAAGATAATGACGATAATAAATACTTATTAAGCGAATCTGCGATTAATAGAATTAATAGAAGTAATAACTTTAAAAGATGTTATGATAATTCTGGGAAAGGTATGTGTTTAACATCTGGATATTACAAACAAGGAAGAGATAATCAATATATTCAAGTAGATAAAAAATATTTTTTAAGTGATAAATTAATAGCTGGATTTACAAAACACAAAGAAAGGCATTCTGAAAAAGGAACTGGATTTGCATTTAAACCTAAAAATCAAAATGATAAAGCAAATTGTTTAAGAGCTAATGCATCTTTATGTCCAACAGATAATATGTTAATTGTTCATAATACAATGCCAAGAAGTTCTACTACTGGTAAAGGTGGAACTGGTCCTTTATCTAGAAAAGATGGTAAAACTTATTGTCTTGATACGGGACAAACAAATGCATTAGAATACTCTGGTAAAATTAGAAGACTTACTCCGATAGAATGCGAAAGACTTCAAACGGTTAAAGATAATTATACGAATCACGTTTCAGATTCTCAGCGTTACAAGATGCTTGGAAACGGATGGACAGTCGATGTAATAGTTCATATCTTAAAATATATTTAGACACTAAAAAAATGATAAAGACAATTAAACTACTAACGTTCCTCGTTACTATTATTTGCACGGGTTTAGTAATTTACAATTTACTGACCAAAGAAAGTAAGGAAATTAAACAACGCTTTGTTCTAAAAGTAAACAAGCCAATCTTTGAAATGGAAGTAGATAGAGATGTTTGGAATCAAAAACTAGAACCGGGCAGATATACAAAGAGTGGAATTTTAATCATAAAGCAATAATGAATTTAACAATCTACGGCCAAGTGCCTAGTAAATCTAACGGCTATCGTATTGGCAATAATCGGCTTTACAAGTCTAAGCCATTACTCCAGTACGAAGAGAGCTTTAGATTGCAAACGCTAACGGTTCACGATACCATTAACGTAGAGTTTGGTGTAAACATTATTGTTTACTTTCAGTCTAATCGGTCAGACCTAGATAACGCAGCAAAGGTTATTTTAGATTGCTTGCAGAGCTGCGGTATTATAGCCAACGATAGGCTTTGTGTAAGGCTAGTAATGATTAAGAAGATAGATAAGTTGAATCCAAGAATCGAAGTATTTATTCATGAAGATTCCGAGTAATTACCAAAACGCAATTGATTGGATTGATGCACAAATCATAGAACCAAAGACAGAGCTAGACTTAGGCAAAGGAATATTTATAAACGATTTAGCTAAGAGCTTGCAAACCAATCGAGAAAGATTAATACATTGCGAAGGAAGGTTGCAATTACTCAGCTTTCTAAAAGTTAAAATGATTAAAGATAAACTAAACCAATCAAAATGAAAAAGCTTACAGACAAAGAAACATTTGTAATTTACGCAGGACTAACCAACGCGTTAGTAGATCACATTGAGAATGACTTCCGTCAGTCCATCTACAACAAGCAATCCTTAAAATTTAAAAGCCAGAACTTATTAAAAGAATTGGTAACCATAACCGATAAGCTTTACGAAAAAGGTTCTTATGGCGATGCGGTAGATCAGCACGTTATGGCTGGCGATGTAATGCTAAAGTTCTTTAAGCTCGGAATGATAATGGCTGAGATGGACGAAGTAAGACACGAAGGACTTAATACTCAGCTAAATATATTGCTAAAATCTTACGGCTTAGATATTGATTTTTAGGGAGTTAGCATTGAATATTAAAAAAATGTTTATAGATTTATACGACAAATAATTTAAACAAAAAAAATCATGACAAAATTTGTAAAGATTACGCAAAGAAACGAAGACGGTAGTTATTTAAGAACTTGGATTGACAGAGATTACATTACAAAAGTGACTCAGCATTCAGCTACTCAAGCAGGAAACAACGAGGGAACTTTAGAGTGGACAGATGGCGAAACAATTGAGATTGTAACATTTAACGAAACTTTAGATTCTTTAAACTAGATGGAAGAGTTTGTCGAAAAGGTTTGGGACGATATGCCGATAATTATTGAGGACATACCTGAGCCGGTTAAAGTAGAGTTAGTAAATTCGCCTTTGCATTATCAAGGCAATCGCTTTGAGGTCATAGACATTATTGATGACTTTAATTTGAGCTTTAATACTGGGAACGCAATAAAGTATATTTTGAGAGCTGATAAGAAGGGCAACAAAAAACAAGATCTGCTAAAAGCCATTTGGTACTTGGAGCATGAGCTTAACAAACTGAATGGATAAATTAGTAATTCAAGCCATTTTCGTAGCTATTGCGGAAGTGGCTTTTATTGTTTTTATGATTTATAGCATTATCAAAAAATCTAAAGAACGATGAAACCTAAAACTCGAAGCGAACTAATTGCGGAACTTTACGAAAGCAAAGAGATAGCCTCCGCGCTACGGAAGATGCAACCAGCTTCACTAAGAGATGAACTAAGGCAAGAGATGTTTGTTAGCCTTTGCTCAATTACTGACGAAAAGTTCTGGAGCATTTACAATAACAATGGCTTGGGCGGTTTAAAGTTCTGGCTAGTTAGGTGCATGCTTAACATGATTTATTCGACTTCGATGAATCAGCCATTTTTTAGAAACTTTAGAGCTAAGTACGAAAGCATTGAAGGCTTTGAAAACCTAGCAGATGTAGAAGACAATTCTAAGGAAGGCAAAGAATTGCTATTTATCAAAGTAGAAGAAAATCGTAAATCGCTTTCTTGGTACGAGGATAGAATGCTAGAGGCTTGGATAGATTTAGGATTTAATCAGACAGAGGTTTCTCGTAAAACTAAGATACCTTACCAAAGCGTAGTCAAGGCGATTACGATAATTAGAAAAAAGCTAAGAGATGACAGATAATTTAAAACCTTACGAGCGAGCTGAGTACCTGGTCAATCAAGGAGTTTACTTTACCGGTAACAAGGAGAAGGCTAAGGAGTTTGCTTTGTTTATTTGTCAGGTAGTCAAAGACCAGAAGCTTAAAATTGACGATAGGTTTTACTGGGAATTAGTAGTAGAAGAAATATACAACACATGATAATAATAGCAGCGATTGCATTTGCAGTATTTGTCAACATGACCAACCTGCATAAAAGTTTTTATTTAAACTTTAAGCCATTTAATTGCGTACCTTGTCTAAGTACTTGGTCGGCAATGATTATGTTTTTGATGCCAGACAATCTAGTAAGCTTTATCGCTTCTATCTTTGTAGCTGGTGTGGTAGGCGGAGTACTTTACAGACTACTTTTAAAACTATGACAAGCGAAGACATTAAATTTTTAGAGGAGCATATCATTAATTTCGAAGCGGTCAAGCTTGGATTTAGTAGACATATTGACTTTCCGATATTAGACGAATATACTCGGATTTACCAACGCAACTTAGATCAGCAATTTGTACTAAACGCATGGTGTGGAGCTTGCGTGTTTGATTTACTTAAAAGATTATCTGCGCACTACGATGGAATAAAATTCATGGAGAAGCGCAACGCATTACAACCAACCGAAACGAATGAGCAACCAATTAAGAATACTAGGAAGCGGAAGCAGGCATAGCGGAGTTACATACCATCGAATAGCTTTACCTTTGTCTACAATGGAAAAGCAGTATGCGCTAATAACCGATACTCCAACAGAAGAAATGATTAAGGAAAAGGATATAAATATCTTTCTTGTCAATCGGTTTTGCGAGACTGAGAGCTTAATTAAAATTTTAGAATGGAAGCAGAAGTATGGCTTTAAATTGGTCGTAGATATTGATGACTACTGGGAACTATTTACTCAGCATCTATCGTATTCTAATTACCGGTTAAATGGGATAGGCAAAATTATTCAATCATATATTAAGCATGCCGACCTAGTTACTTGTACTCATTCAAGGCTATGGGCAGAGATAATTAAGATAAACAAAAACTGCAAAGTAATACCTAACGCTTTGCCATTTGATAAAGACCAGTTTACGATTGTAAAGATTCCTCACGACAAGGTAACGATTGCGCATACTGGAAGCATTACTCACTATCCAGACATTAAGCAACTCAAAGCTCCTATTTATGCTTTGTCAAAAGATAAGCGTTTTGTGGCAAACACTAGGATGCTACTTTGCGGATGGAATGAATTTAATAAATGGCATTGGGACGAGATGGCAAGTATCTACACGGCCAACGAAAAGCTAGATTATAAAATACTTGAGAGCTTACCGGTAGACCTTTACATGAACCATTACGCGGAGGCCGACATACTTGTAACTCCTTTGCTTGATAATAGATTTAACAAGTTAAAGTCAAATCTAAAGGCATTGGAAGCTGGCGCAAAGAACATTCCGATAATGGCAATGAAACGCGATCCATACGCAGATATTCCAACCATATTCCCAGTTACTAATTGGGAAAAGGATTTGAGACGAATGGCAGAGAGCAAAGATATGCGAGAAGACTACGGTTTAAGTAATGGCGAATATGTTCGAGAGCATTACGATTTATTTAAAATTAATCAGTCAAGAGTAGCTATTTATAATAAACTATTAAGCTAATGCCAATAATTAAATGCGAATCTAACGGAAAGTACAGAATCGGTGGAGGCGCTTGCGTCTATGACACAGAAGAAAAAGCTATGGAAGTTTGGCAAGCAATCCTTGCAAGTGGCCAATTTGTAGATAGCTATAATGACTATCCAGAAGCTGCGGTAAATAACGCAAGGCGAGCGGTAGAATATGCTAGTAAGAATGGCTGGGGTTCTTGTGGTACTGCGGTTGGAAAAGCAAGAGCAAACCAACTAGCAAAGCGCGAAAATATTACAAGAGATACGATTGCTCGAATGGCTTCATTTAAAAGGCATCAACAATATAAAGATGTGCCTTATAATGAAGGATGCGGAGGCTTAATGTGGGATGCTTGGGGCGGAACTGAAGGAGTAGAATGGGCAATAAGAAAACTAGAGCAAATAGATAATGCAAGCAACTGACAAAGAGTTCTTCGAGCATGAGATTCACAACGGAATTACTCCAGAGAATCCTGAGTATTTTATGCTAATGGATGGGACGGCAAACATTATTAAAAACTACGCGCGTAATTTTATTGAGATTGGTGCCGGACTTGGAACGCTAGGAGAATGTTTAATCCATAAAGGATGCGATTACTACGGAATCGAACCTAACAAATATCACAGGGACTTTGCAAAGACTAGAGGAGTAGAGCTGCACGATCTAGGAAACTATCCTACGCATACGCAAATGATTGTAAGCATAGAAGTTTTGGAGCATTGCACAGACGAGCAGATAAATGAATACTTAGAAACTATTACGGCTGACTACTTTCTTTTATCTTCAACTCCATACACTACAACTCCAGAGTTTGATTCTTGGTGGGGACATATTAACATAAAGCAAGTAGACGAATGGATAGAGTTCTTTGCAGAATACGGATACTCAGTTCATAAGCGATTAACAATTCCAACAGATTGGACAATACTATTTAAAAAATAATGGCAAGAACACCGAAGGATATTGACGAGGAGAAACTTTTAGAGTGGGCAGATATTTATATTGATTTCTGCTTAAACCATTCTAAGGAGGTAGCTACTGCTTCTGGAGTAAAGCTGATTAAGGAAAGGCACTTGCCAACGATTAATTACTTTCTCTTGATCTGGCTTCCGCGTCAGAACTTTGAGTTTTACAAGCGCGCTAGTTACTACAATATTCTAAACGATAGTAACCATCCTATGCACAAAGCAGTAAAGCATATCGATGAAATGTTTAGAGCATTAGCGGCAGATGTAGTGGCAAACGAAGGCAAAGGAATATTCTATGCCAAGAACCTTTTAGGATGGACAGACAGAGCAAAGAACGAGGAGAAACAAGAAGTAATAATAAGCTTTGCAGACGAAAATAACACTTCCCAAGCCGCACAATAATCAAGCCAAAGTATTAAACTCTAAGGCTAGGTTTAAGGTGCTTATGTCAGGTAGACGATGGGGAAAGTCTCTAATCTGCCAAGTCATTACTTGCATCGAAGCGATGAAGGGCGGACGAGTAGCGTACATTACTCCTACTTACCAGCTTGCAAAGGTTTTCTTTGACGAATTAGCCAGACTACTTCCTAGCAATGTAGCAACTGCCAACAGATCGGACTTGACTTTTAAGCTAATAAGCGGAGGCACAATCCGATTCTTTACTGGAGAGAGACTAGACAATTTACGCGGTCTTAAATTTCACTACGCAATTATTGACGAGGCATCATTCATTCCTAATTTAGAAGATGGCTGGCAGAACTCTATTCGACCAACGCTTACAGATTATCAAGGCAAGGCGATATTCTTATCAACTCCTAAAGGCAAGAACTTTTTCTATTCGCTTTACCTTAAAGGATTAGAGCCTAACGAAGAATGGGAAAGCTTTAAATATACAAGCTACGATAATCCATTTATTTTAGATGCGGAGATTGATGCTGCAAGAGCAGAACTGCCAACGGTAGTATTCGAGCAAGAGTATATGGCTAACCCGGCAGAGAACGCAGCGAATCCATTTGGTAGCCAAGCAATCTTAAAATGCGTTTCTAATATTTCAACTAACTCGGTTAAATGCTACGGAATTGACTTAGCTAAGTATAACGACTGGACGGTAATTATCGGCATGGACAATGCAGGGAATGTGGCTTATTTTGAACGCTTTCAATCGGACTGGGCAAGCACACAGAATAAGATTCGCAACTTGCCTAAAGCTCCAATGATTATTGACGCGACTGGGGTAGGCGATCCGATTGTAGAGCAATTGCAAAGAGATGGCTTAGATGTTGAAGGATTTAAATTTACTAGCCAAAGCAAGCAGGAGATAATGTTAGGTTTGCAAGTAGCTATCCATCAAGAAAGGATTCACTATCCAGATGGAATGATACGGCAAGAGCTTGAGATATTTGAATATCAGTATAGTTCTCACGGAGTAAAGTACTCAGCTCCTTCTGGCTTTCATGATGACACGGTCTGTGCTTTGGCCTTAGCTTGGCGCAAGTTTGACTTCAAGTCAGGTAGCGGAAGGTATAATTTTTCATAATGCTATTTATTAAAGATATGAACTGGAAAGATGTCACGGTATTTCAGCGCCAACAATTGGAAACCGTAAAAACAAAAAAAGACGATACTGAGCTAGATAAAGCAATTAAAGCTTTGGCTATTTTGACAAATAGAACCGAAAGCCAGATAGATTCTTTATCAATAAAAGATTTAAATAGTCAATTAAAAGAGATTGACTTTATAGCTAAGGGAGACGCAAAGCCAAAGGCAGTAGACTTTATTCGTGTAAACGGAAGGCAGTATAAATGTATTTTTGATGTAAGGCAATTGCCATACGCGAGATACATTGAAAGCAAGTTTTTTGCAGACGATGTTTTATACAACTGCCATAAGATAGTTGCTTCGATGGTTATGCCTATGAAGAAAACATGGCGAGGCTGGCGTGTAGCTAAGTACGATGCAAGTAAGCACGAAGAGTATGCGCAAGATTTATTAGCTGCTCCATTTGAATCGGTTTACGGAAGCATGGTTTTTTTTTGTCAAGTGTTCTCCGACTCGATAAAGAGTTCAAAGGACTTTTTGATTTCGGAGATGATAAAGGAGGGAATGAACCCGATAGAGGCAGAGATAATAGTAATGGATTTATGCAGAGGTATGGATGGATTTATCAGGCTACATTAATAGCAGAACATGAAAGGATTACGCTTGAACAAGTTTATGAGATGCCAACCATTCAAGCATTAAATGATTTAAGTTATTTAAAAGCTAAAAATGCTTTTGATACAGATCAAATTAAAAAAGCGTATGCAAAGCATTAGTCAAGCGCAAGCTTCTTTAGGCAAAGATTTTACTGCTGGTGGCATAAGTAAACAAGCAGAAGTAAAACTAGATGGAGTTCAAGCGGTAATGCTCGGAGCTGCTAATGAGTTTATGAAGCTTGCCATTGCTAGAATTAACCAAAGGAAAAAAGTAGATAGAGGTAATTTGTCAGACATGGAAGTAAGTTCCATAAAGCAAGAAGGCAATAAGTATAGCTTGACAATTGGTTATAGTAAAAACAATCCTGCTTCGAAGTACTATGACTTCCAAAATAAAGGAGTTAAAGGTATTAAAAGCAAACAACCTAGTTCAAGTCCTTACTCTTACAGAAAGTTAAGCGTATCGGCTAGTATGGTTACGGCTTTGATGCAATGGTACATGAGGCACAGAAACTACATTAGGAACGAAGACCAAAGAAAGAATTTAAGTCCATTACAACAGAAGCGTAAAACACTTGGTAATATTACTAATCAGCAAGCTAAGTTAAAACAGATTGCTACTAATACGGCTAAGGCAATTAAGAAAAGAGGAATGCCAAGAATAGGATTCTTTGAGGATAATCTAGATAAAGCATTTGGCAAAGACTTTCAAGTTAAACTAGCCAAAGCATTAGGGCAGGACATAATATTAAATATTAGACAAAATTTTAAATAATGGCAATAACGGTACAAAGCGTTCCAGCTTCTTATACTTCTGCGCATGATGCGCTTTGGTTTGTTGTAAGCTCAAACAATTCAACGCAAAACAATTTTAAATATGTATTTGATGTACAAGTTGGTGGAGTTACCGTCGCAACCGTTAAAAATTATCCAGACGAAGGTGGATATGGTGTATTCGATGCAGCTCCAATTATCAGAAACTATTTTGCAAGTGGGTTTAGCACAAGCGGTAGTAGCCTACTCCAATACGCAGATGGTTTCTTACACGTCGACTTTACGGTAATTTATGGCGAGCAAGTTGGCGGATCGTTAACAACAAATCTTAGTTCTTCAACTGCTAAAGGTTGGAATTATGCGCTTGATCCTTTCCGTGAATCTATCAGCACTTACGCTAATAAATTCTTAACTTCTAGAGACAGAACTTCTGGTCAAGTTATGCCGGGCGAGAAGTTTTATATTACATTCTTCAACGCTAATTCGGCAAACGTTACGGCCACAATACAGAAGCTAACAGAAAGCGGTGCTAATGATGGCGCAAGCGCTACTGGTGCCGGACTTGGAACTCAACACGGTTTACTTTTAGATTTATCTTTTTATGCAATCAATCAATACTTGGGTAGCACTTTTATTACTAGTTCTACTTATGCTTGGCGAGTTACCGTCGGATCAGACTCCATCGTAGTTAAGCATGCTTGCGCTCCACGTTTTACTCCAGTTCAGCTAGTTTTCCAAAATAGGTTTGGAGGCTACGACTCTTATGTATTTAGATTACTTTCTAGAGAAAGCCAAAGAGTATCACGTTCTACATACAAGAGTAATGAGTATCGTAGAGTAGGAACTACAATGGCACACAAAGCAAGTTCTGGTGTTCACTTTGGAGGTAATCAAGCTTTTGCTGGTAATGTTCAATACGGATATAAAGTTGTTTCTGATTATTTAAGTGCGGCAGATTACGAACTTGGTTCTCAGTTAATAGCAAGCAACGAAGCTTATTTGTATAAAGGAGATGACTACTATCCTATTATCATGCGTGAGACTACTTACGAAGAAAAAGTAGAGACGGCAGACAAGATGTTTAACTACGAATTAAACTTTGACTTAGGAATCAAACAACAAACGCAATACAGATGATAAGTGAAATTTTAATTGAAGGTAGTAGATTAGATTTATTTGATGATATTGGAGCAGAACTAAACTATGCAATAGATGACATTAAAGACTTCGCGTCGAGGAATACAAACTATTCAAAGACAATCACACTTCCGGGCAATGCTAACAACAATAAGGTCTTTGGCCACATATACAATTTTGCTAGTGCTAATAATTATTTCGTTAGCAATCCTGACCTTCCAAATGTTGGCTACAATTTTGATCCAACTAAGCAAGCGGAGGCTAAAATATTTGTAAATAAAATCCAAGTTTTTAAAGGTGTTTTACGCTTACTAGAGGTCAGAATAACTGACGGAGCAATCGAATATGAGTGCGTAGTATTTGGCGAGCTTGGAGGATTCTCTGCTGCAATTGGCAATAAGCTAATTGAAGAGATGGACAATTTTAATACCTACAATCAGACATGGACAAAGGCCAACGTATTAGCTTCTTGGGATCCGTCAGGTGCAGTAGCTTCTGGAATTGGTGTAGTTTATCCTTTAATTGATTACGGAAAATGCAAGCATGATACTAAAGATTACCATCTAGACGCATTTAGGCCAGCGTTTCACGTTTATGAATTTATGGATTCGATTATAAAAAATGCTAACTATACTTATGAGTCGGCATTCTTTGAAACTCCCTATTTTAAAAGTTTATTAATACCAAATAATAAAGCATTACTTGAACAATTAAGACAAGACCTTTTAAGCGTTACTGGAGCAGAAGGTTTACTAATTACTCAAGGAACGGTTCAATTTAATATTATTAGTAATTTAACATTATTCACGACTACCAATAACCAAGACTTTATATTTAGTGGAACTAGTGGAACTTTAGGGAAAATTAGCGTAGTTGGTTCTCCATACATGAATCGATTAGGTTCATTTACTTTTAGTGTTTATCAAAATGCTACCGTATTATATACAGAAACTTTTGTACCTACTACTGAATATCAAATATTCCCAATTGATTTACTTATAGAGACTACTCTAAATGCAAATGATTCATTGGGGATTTTATACACTTTTGGTTCTCCACAAAACGATTGCATTTTAACTCCAGACCTTACATTTAAATTTATATCTGATTATCCTCAAGTAGCGCCAGCGGTAGAAGGAGTGCTTTTAAACATGAAGAATCTGCTTCCAAGAGGAATCCAGCAAAAGGATTTCTTTGCTTCTGTATGTAGGTTATTTAATCTTTATGTTTTTGAGGATCCTGAGATTGGTAATCATTTACTTATTGAACCTTATATAGACTTCTATTTAAAAGGCGCTGGATTCTTAAAGATAAATGACTTAGGAGAATTATTATTACATGGAGAACCTGGAGACGCAACTGGTTTACTTTTACTTTCTGATCCTTCAGCAGATTCGGTTGACTGGTCAAATAAGGTAGACCATAGCAAAGAGATTTCGCTTAAACCTATGAGCGAATTAAATGCTCGTTATTTTGAGTTTAAATACCAAGAGGATGATGATTATTACAATAACCAATACCAAAGCAAATACAATCAAACCTACGCAGATAGAAGGGAAGATAGCAAGTATCAATTTGCCGAAGATAGTCAAAATGTTGAAGTAATATTTTCGCCTTCCGTTTTAGTTAAACGAACTGGAGATACAAAATTATGCGCATCTATTTTCGATTTAGAGGATGGTAATATTGAAGTTCCTAGAGACCACAATATTCGAATTATGCAGTTTGCTTATGTTAGCGAAGTTCCTGCTTATCATATAAAGCAAGTGAGAGCAACAGGTAACGGAAATTTAGCAGGAGGTAGTATTTCATATTACGGATACGCAGGACATTTAGATAATCCTACTGAGCCTACAAACGATTTAAATTTTGGAGTGCCTAACGAGCTTCGCATTTCACTTACAACTCCTTATCCAAGCACTAACTTGTTTACGGCATTCTGGGGAGACTATATCGCGGAGATAACTAGCAAGGATAGTAAGCTTCTTACTTGCTATTTATATTTGACAATCGAAGATATTTATTCTTTAAATTTTGCGCGGTTAATTTACATTGATGGAGCTTTATTTAGATTAAATAAAATTATTGATTTCAATCCAGCCATACCAACTACGACCAAAGTAGAATTATTAAGAGTGCTTGAATTAACATACGCAAACTAATGGCAGTAAATGAAACGGTAGGTATAAATCTAGTAGCGGATACTAAAAGTCTGCGTAGCCAGTTAAGAGAGGCCACGCAAGAATTAGCAAGGTTACAAGATACGGCTGGAGCTTCAGCACAACAGATTGCAAACGCAGCAAAAAGAGCTGCTGAGTTAAGGGATCGTATTGGCGATGCAAAGGATACTATTGATGCGTTTAATCCAGATGCAAAGTTTAGAGCATTTGGCCAATCTATTCAAGGTGTGGCTGGTGCATTTGCTGGAGCGCAGGGAGCTTTAGCTTTATTTGGTGTAGAATCTGAGAATGTACAAAAGCAATTGCTAAAAGTACAAGCAGCTTTAGCTTTATCTGAAGGTCTTAATACGGTTTTTGCTTCTATTGATGGCTTTAAAAACTTAGCATTAGTTTTAAGAACGCAAGTAGTAGGCGCATTTGCTACACTTAGAGGAGCAATTTTAGCAACTGGTATAGGTGCTTTGGCTATTAGTTTAGGTTTGTTAATCGCAAACTTTGATAAGGTAAGTCAAGCAGTTTTAAAAGCAATACCAGGACTAAGAACGTTTGGTAATATAATTGGTAACATTACTCAAAGAGTTACAGACTTTATTGGTGTTACTTCTCAGTCAGATAGAGCTTTAGATTTGTATGCTAAAAACTCAGCAAATCGTAAAACAACTTATGAGCGTGAGCTAAAGGTATTGGAGGCGCAAGGAGGTCAAGAGCAAAAGATTTCAGAATTACGCAAAAAAATAGTTCAAGAAGACATTAATGTTTTAGAGGCTAGAAAGCGTAATGGCAAGCAATTGTCTGACGAAGAGAATAAGAATCTAGCAAACTCATACAATGAAAAGCTAGTAATTAGCGAAGGATATAATTCTAAGGTTTTAAAGGATCAAGAAAAGCAAAAAAGCCAAGCTCAATTAGATCAAGAAGAATCTATTAAATTATTTGAAGACGAGCAACAAAGAAAATACCAAGCTTACGAGGCTAATGAAAAAAAGATTTATGATGACAGAATAAAAGATACAAAGAAAGCTAAATCTAT